GAAACACCTGATATGTGCCCGTACAAAGATAAAATGTGTTCTCTAGTATTTTTAGGTTCTATTGCCATAATTAATTTTGGTTAAAAAGTATAGCAAGTTTTTGCGCCGTACTCAAGTTGCTTAAATTGTTATTATTTACTGTATTTGATATAAGATTACTATCAACACTAGGTAGATTTAATGTGTTTGGTGTTACCGGAGTCTCTTGTGTGCTAGGTAATAATGGGTTTTCTATAAATGGGAAGTTTGACTCTGTTAAAGAAATATCTCTCATCTGATTTTGTATGTCAATGATTACATCAATAGCTGTTTCTAAAGGATCTGCTTGTCCTATCTTGGCAGCATTTTCAGCAAAAGCTCTTCTTATGTCGGGTGATATATTAATAGGTCTAAAAATATTATTATCTATTGTTGCTACTTCAACACCAGACAATCTACCAACAGAAGTATTAAAAGCATCTTCTCCTATATTTAATACTCTAGCAGCGTCGATATCTTTTTTAAAATCTTGTCTAACTCCAAACAAAGATCTGTTTGCGTTTATGTATGCATCTACAATATCTCTAGGTTCTATTGGTCCACCACGTAAAGCTTCTCTAGTAAATAATTGTCTAGATTGTCTTACACCTCTTTGATAATCTGCTACTTTAAAATCCAAACTTCTTTCAGGGTTTACATTTACAGATCTAAATCCAAACAATCCTGCAAATTCATCACCAAACTCAAATGTTTGACCATACTTATCAAACTTACCTTTAGTAATTACGTCTACAGATTCTATTGATCTGTCTAATCTTTTTAATTGCTCAAAAGAAAATGGCATTTGAGCTTTAACTAAATGACCCATGATCTTATACGCTTTATCACCAGGTAGATCCTGTGGATTAAATACCTGGAATCCATCTCTAGTTCTACCGCCCCTAGCTAGTAGATCTGCCACAGCCTCTGTCCAGATAGACTCAGATATAAACGGTTGTGCAAACTCTGACATAGATGAAAATGTACCGGCGATAAAATCATCCATTAAACCGTCTTCATCCGTTCTACCATCAGCAACAGAATTAAGTATAGTTTGAACAGGTCTAATTAAAGTATCGTACGCATTAGCGTGACTAAAATCTACATATTTAAAATTACCGTCTTCATCTTTTATAGGTAATAAAGTAGAATTTTTTGACCAATCCGCAACATATCTTCTAATAGCTTCTCTTTCTTCATCTGTTACATCATAGATTGCTTGAAAAGCTTTTTGTGTAGCATACGGCACAGCTGCAACTGTCGTGCCAAAGCCAAATAATCTAGTGTAACCTAAAGTTTCAAACGGTTTTACAGTAGTTCCATCAGGTAATGTTACTACTTCATTTATTTCTTTTAAACCACGTCTTACAATATTAGTTCCTGTTCTAACTATCTCTGCTGGAAAGGACACAAAATTACCAATAGGTAATTTTCTTAGTGATTTAACAAAATCAGAAACATAGTCATAATTAGGTATATTATTTTTTACAATATCTGCCGCCTCTTGTTTAAAAAAATTTTCATCTATTGTTACATCTATGCCATTTCTTTTTACAGTCATTCCTCTTGTAATACCTTTTTCAGCAAACTGTTTTTCTATTCTTGATTTTTCCATAGCCCATGATGCTATTTTCCAAAAGTCATCTTCAGCTGTGTATAAATCCTGCGATACAGATTTTAATTTAGATAATGGTTTTAATAATAATCTAAGACCTCTATCGGATGTCATGGTCTCACCAAAGTTCACATCCTCAAGCAGTCTTGTTAAGTCCCCTAGTCTTACGTTAGAGTTTACAACACCTAATTTTAATAGCTCTTCATACAAATCATTCTGTTGTCTTGTGCCTTTTAATGGTGTTTGTAGTGCCTGATATGCTGTCTTGATAGCTTGACCATCTGGTATGATACCATTTGCTGTCGCAAATGCACCAGCACTAACAAAGTTTCTAACATGTGTTACCGGTGATAAAATTGTTTTCGCTATTTGTGACAAACCTTTTGGATATAAAATTAAACTTTGATAGAGTTGACCTAACATTCCTGCTTTATCAAAAGAAAGTGATGTACCTTCTAATGCTTTTGCTATACCAGGGGTGGTGTATAATTCATTAAGTGGATTCACCGACCCACCTTTTGCTGCAACACTTAATGTTTTAGCTTGATCTATTCTTATTTGTTGAAAATCATCACCAAATAATAATCTTGCTTCATCTGCAGTTTTTGCAAACATAGGTTTACCACCAGCAGCTTTAATTTCGTCTGACTTTTTAATTAAGTCTTGAAAGAATAAATTTCTTCTTGTGATCATAGATAGTTTAGCTGTACCACCTAGTATAGTTTGCATAGGGTTTTGTTGTTTACCTAAAAGTTTTTCAAATACTTTTCTATCGGCTTCTTTAATTGCACCTGCAGATACCAATGCAGACCCTCTAGCTGTTACAACTTCATCTAACGTAGTTCTGTTTACAAAAAATTCTGGAACTTCAAATATAGCATCAGATGGTTTATCCATTCTGATACCTTTTGGTAGTCTTGCAGTTCTTAATACTCTGGTTACAGCTTGTTCTGCTTGTAAATCTGTAAGCTCTTGACCTGCTTCTCTTGCACTAGATTTAAATACTTCTTTAGCTTCATCTATTGCCTCTTTTGTAGGCTTGTATCTAACCCATGGAAATATACTTTGATTTTGAAATATGTCATACGTAGATCCAATATAATTTTTAAACTTGTTACCAAATAAAGATTTAAATTCTTGTATTTCATTTTGGCCTAATGATCTTCCTAATTTAGAAAATAGATCAGACCATCTGGTTCTAATTGTAGAAAGACTTCCAAGTATATCAGTAATAATCTGGTCATCTACTTTCATGTCTTTTAATTCTTTTACTAGTGCTGTTTTTTTTGCTTCGTCTAATTTACCAAACGTTGCAACACCTTGATCATCTAATTCTGCTTTACCAGATAATAATAAATCATTTATTTTTGTAAGCATTTGTTTTCTTTTTGCAGCCTCTGCCTGATTCAATACTGTACGCATCGGTGGAAATACTTTATCAATTGCTTGGTCTAATTCTCTAGATATATTTCTAGCACCTGCTGCATCTGCAGCTCTCTCACCTACAGAAGTTCTTTCTATGTCAAAAAACTCTTGAGTCTTACCACTACGTGCCCTGAACCCTGATGCAATTTTATCTATAAACCTATCTAGTTTAGAGTTTGCTACATCTAATTGTTTGTTTCGATCAGTAAGTCTTTTAATAATTTTACCTGTACCACCAATGATACCTGTAAATAGTGCGCCCTCTGTACCAAACTTAACTCTATTTAATAGTTCTCTTGTTGGATCATCATCTGTTGATGATCTATCTATAGCTGTTGGACCACCAATAAAATCTCCAAAAGTACCAAGTTGTTCTACATCACCAACAAACACAGCCTCAGCAACACCACCACCTAAAGCACCTGCAATAAATTTATTTGTCTTACCTCGTGCATTTAATTCTAATGCTTCGTCAATACCTTTTTTAAGATTTGGATTTGTAGTTTTAAAATATTTACCGTTACGACCAGCACGCATAGCATCGTCTGCTAGTTGTGCACCAATTTTCATACCTCTTACAGCAGGTATACCTATATTAACCAATGCCTCTGTAATTCTACCAGCGGCTGTTGCCTCTGCTTTCTCATCAAACTCTGTAAGATCATCAAAAAATGCTTCTACTCTTGCAGCTCTGTTTTGATCTACACCAAGATCTAATAAAGTACCACCAAGAGAGAAAAACCCTTTTGGTATTGCAATCAAACCTGATGCAACACCTGATAATACAGACTCTATTGTGCCAACTTTATTTTCATTACTAGACGATTGCCCAGCTAAATATTCTTCTATAGTAGCCATGTGTTACCCCAAAGCTAATGTTCTTGTGTTTCCGTTCTCGTCTACTAAAATTACACTTTTATCTATGATATAAACACCTGGTCCTTTGTTTTCTGCCTCAACTATTTTTTTAACAAGATCTGCGTCTGTTGTGTAATCATCTAATTTTCTTAATTTAATAGTTTCAGATGTATCTTTTAAAATAGTGGGCTCTACACCTAAACTTCTAATAACAGAATTATACACATTGTTTGTAGAATTTATTCCACCATCAGCTTTTGCTCCTGCTTGTATGTTTTCTATTAAACTACCACCAGATAATTGTTTGTCTGCTAGGTCTATTTTCTTTTTAGTTAGCTCTGCAGCTAATTTAGCAGATGGATCAGATGCTTTGATATCTTTTTGTATCTCACCTTTAAGTATTGCAGCATCGATTTGTTTTTTAAGATCTGCAGACTTATCTAAGTTTTTAGATATAGCGTCTATAATTCTTGTTTGTAAAGCACCTGATTTAAGAGAACCTTTAAGATCTCCACCTTCCTCTTGTATAATTTTACTAGCATCAATAAGTGAATCATATGCAGCACCTTTTTGCATCTTATCAATACCCATAAGTTTGTAATATCTTTCTCTATTCGCTTCTATTCTATCTTTTGTTAAGTCATCTACATTTGGTTTTGGTTTTGAATCAGGTAACGGTTTTCTTGGATCTCCTACCATTGCTTCATCACCAGTAAACTGTCTGCCCTCTCCTGATTTAATATTTTTAGGATCGTTAGGATCAGGTGTACCATCAGGTAGTAATGCACCACCTCCATAATAAAGCCCTGCTGCAACTGTTAATGGAGATTTAGCAAGTGATTTAGCACCTTTAAATATTGTTGAACCTGTTTTACCAGCTAAACCTGCGCCACCTGTAAGCAATCTACCTTCAGGTGATGCAGCTAAATATTTTCCAAATATATTTGGTTGAAATTTTTCTACAGGTTTTAATCCTAACAGTTTTCCACCTCTAGATTGTCTTGCAACAAACTGACCAAAAGGTCTTGCTAAAGCTCTACCTGCAGCGAATACTAATGGTGCAAATTGAATAGCATATTTTTGACGACCACTAGAGTCTTGTGGTGCTAAAGGACTACCAACAGTATTACTCATTTGTGGCTCTTTCATACCATCCATGATCCCTTCTTTAATGGGGCCACCTGATCTAAACATAGGTCTTTTTAATGGTCTCATTCTATTAACCGTATAGTTTACCAAATAATCCAGCAATACCCGTAGCTGTACTTAAAGCTGTAGCAAAAGGACTTGCCGCTCCACCACCTGGGTCAACCACCGCAGATGCAGGAGATAAACCTGCGAGTCTAGCTAATCCTGATCCAAATCTATCTAATCTTTGTGCAGGTTCAAACGCACCTGTTCTTGCAGCAGCTGCATCAGCTTGTAATTGTGCTTGTGTAATACCTTGTCTAAACGCTCCAAGGTTACCAAGTGCAGAAACATCCTGACCTAGTGATCCTCTCTGGAAGTTAGATAGTCCCATCTGTTGTGCCGCTAGATTACCTTGGTTTTGAAATGCTTGTTGTGCTAAATTTTGTGCTTGTGTAAATCCTTGTTGTTGTAGCTGTGCAAGTAAATTTGCTCTATTTCTTAAATTACCTGTTTCAAACTCACCTAATGCAACACCTTCTCTACCACCACCAAAAGCTCCTGCCGTAACTGCTTGATCTCTAATATTCTGTCTTCCTATTGCAGCTTGTCTATCAAAATCCTGTAGTGTTGTGTCAATAACCTGTTGTTGAAAAGGCGACATGAATTGTTGAAACGCCTGTGGACCGGTTAGTCCTGCCTGTTGTCCTACGGCTGATTGTGCTGCCTGTAAAAATGGTTGAAAAGATCCAACACCAGATCGTGCTAGATTAATTGCTTGTGTTTGTAAAGGATCCTCGCCAGCAACAAACTGTCTACCTGTAAATGCACTTGTTTTTATAGGTACCGCTGTAGATGCTGTTAACTGTTTGGCAAAATCTTTGGCTGTATCTTGTAAATAATCTGGTAATGACATTATGCTAATCTACCCTCCATCATTTGTGCTTGATCAAACATTGCTTGCGCAGGATTCATACCTTGCGATTCTTCTGATATAGTACCACCTGCCTCTAGATTGTCCATCATGTTTTGCATGACCTCGGCGCCTTTATCTATATCACCACCGCCTGCATTTCTCACAGCATCTGCTGTAAATACAAATTCATTTTTACTTAATCTTGCTGGCACATCGTCAGCTCGCTCTTCTGCTCCTATTGGCACAAAACCACCCTCTCTATAGTCTTTTTCCATACCACCTAGATCCATGATACCACCTTCTTTGGCATCTGTAATACCTTTTGATATATTAAATTCTTCTCTTAACATTTCCATTTCATCTGCAGTTAACTCTCTTAATGGTTTTTGAAACATGTCCATTGCCATTCTTTTTAATGTTTCTGATTTAAAACCTTCACCTAATACTAGTTTACCCTCGTCGTATCCTTCTCTTGGTATATCAGCTAATCCACCTTCAGCAGCGTAGAAATTATCTACAAATTTTGGTTTAGGTAAAAATCTTAGACTTGGGTCCTGATTTCTAGCCTGTGCAACTATATTAGCAATACTATCTGGTGTTACCGTGAACGGAGTATCTGGCTCTTCTTCCTCTTCATCACCACCACCCATCAAAAATGGTGCAGCTATACCTGCAGCGCCTAGACCTGTGAGTGCTGTTCTACCTAAACTAAAAGCCCCTGCTTTATCAAAAAATAAAGGTTTTAAAAAACTTTTTGACAACGCGCTGCCAGGCGTAAAAGCAGCACCTAAATTACTTAATACAGAGCTTGGTGCAAATGTAGAAAGTCTAGCTAAAGACCCTATTCCTTTACCAGCTCCAAGAGCCCCTAAACCACCAGTAAGAGCATATAGTGCAGCAGCTTTACCTATTGGTGATTTAACTATTTTTTTAACAGCTCTTTTGGCTTTCTTTACAATCTTACCTAGAAAAAACCTCTGTCTAGGTTCTTCTAATGTCATAAGTCCGCCACCTGCTCGTAGTTGTCTTTCCATCTGCATTCTAGATATTGTCATATTTTAGCCTAAATTATCTTTGTATCGTGTTTTATTGTTATAATCAATCATATATATCGACTAGGTCTGCTAGTCCTCCCATCATAAAATCCATTCTTCTGTTTGTACCATCGATAAAACCACCGTCTTTTTCTCCACCACCTGGATCAAACGGGTCGTTGTAGCCTACTTCAGCACCAGAACTATCTCTCTGTACGCCAGCTGCACCACTAGCATAAGCACTATCATCACCTCTAGAAAAACGGTCATAGGCTGATTCTATTGTAGCTAAGTCTTGTTGTCTTTGCTCTCTTTGTTCTTTTTTTAATTGAGCTTGAAACGCCTCTTCTTGTCTTTTCTTTTCTTGTTCCCTAAGTTCATTTCTCTCTTTTGTTTTTTGTAAATAGTATTGTTGTTTAGTTCTCATTAATTTAGTCATTGCATTTGCTCTTGCTACAGCTGCTGCATTTGTTCCTATATATTGTCCTGTAATAGGATCATAACTAAGTTCTTCATCATCGGTTATTCCAAACTGATCTTGATATTTATCTGTTAATCTTCCTGATAAAGAGTCACCGAGTTTTGTTGCTTCTATACCAACTCTTTCTGCATAGTTACCAAAACCAGACCTAACATTTAAACCAAACGGATCTTTAGATCCTCCTGTTGTATTATCACCAAATACTGTCGGGCCAGTATAACCCATGTTAGCTGCAATAAAAGCTTGATCAGGTCTACTTAAAGTTCCAAATTTATCAAACCTACTTAAAAATGCTGATACAATACCTGGTTGAAAACTTGGTTCTTGATAACCCTCAGCCATAATTTCATCTGCTGATTGCGGTGTTAAAAAATCCCGTACTTTACCAGCGAAAGTTTGTTCTTGAGGAATACCTATGTTTTCAGCTAAGATTGAACTTGCTTCAGTTGCTGGCAGATCTCTCATTGTTTTAAAACCTAAAAATCTGTCAGATGGATTATTAAGTCTGTTTTGTCTATCATCTACTGCTTTTTGAAAAGCAGTTGTTAGATCTGTTGCGGTTCCACTAAAAGGCACACCGCTTCCGCCTCCGCCACCGCCTTGATTTAAAACTGTATTTATACCTGTGGCTGCAGCAGCTCCACCCATATTTGTTGTTGTCGGTGGTGTATAAACACCATCACTAAACATTTCTTGTGGTTGAAAAAAGAAACCTTGATTATAGATGTCTTGATCTCTTTGATTATAAAAACTTGGTGCTGAAAATATTGACATAATTATATTTTTGAATCACCACCAATCGGCAATGACTCCACTGTTAGTTTTACACTTCTAGAGATATCTTCTCTTTTAGTATTTGTATCTGGGTTATTAACATCAGAATCTGCTTCTGCATCCGACATGTATTCTTGACCCGTCTTTAAATTTTTTAAGGTAACCTCACATTCTGGTGTAATAACCACTGTTGGTTTACCGTTTATCTCTCTTATCTCTTTTTTAGCTTTTGTTTCTATAAATGGCATTAGTCTCTATTAATCTCCAATATTGATACAATAACATGTAATTCATTTGCATCTGATGCTTGTGCCTTTAATACCTCATTTTCTTCTAAAATTAAAGGGTGAGTTAACAGCTCAGTTGTTGATTTTGAGGATATTGTTTTGTCTTTGAACAGACTAAATACTGCAGATGCAGCGTTTACTATAGTAAAAGTTATATCGCATCCTGATCCAGCGTCTTCCGATACTAATATACTTTTAATTATAGCTCTAGAACTTGAAGGTGTAGTATATATCACCGTATTATCTGTGGTAGTTAAATCTACTAATTCATTTTTATATATATTAGCCACTTATAAACCAAGAGAATCTCTCTTGCTCCTGTTTAACTTCGTCCAAAAATGTAGAATTTAATTGATCTTTCATTAATGTCAAAGCTCTGTTTATTTGTTTTTGGTTAGATACATTATAATCTTCTTTTGGTTCTGGTATTCTTATATTTATTTTAGCCATTATCTTCTACCATCCGGTTGTATATCTAATCTTAATGTTCCAAATCTCCATTTTTCACTAACAGCATCATTTTCTATTTTAATGTTTACAAAACGTCCTCTAGCTCTTGTATCTTTTTTATCTGTAGTAGGAGTCACTGTAAAAGGACTTAATGTTGTTGTGCTATCTGATTGTTGTGGATATCTTTTTATAGCTAGACTTATTTTTGAATTACCTTGTAAATCTTTAAAATCAGGTATGAATCTTCTAACAGCTAAAAAAACTTCACCAGCTATCGATGGTCCTTTAAAAGACCTCTGCTGCATATCAAAATCAAAAGACTTTATAAAAGATGTTACAATTGTAGTACTACCATCTTCATTAACTTGATCGGTCCCTGTTTCGTGTTCAAAGTATTTTGTTTGTCCTAAACCATCTTGACCTATGACCACAGGAAAAGTTCCGTTGGATGTGCTATCATATTTTGTAGCGTATGGTGTTGGGTATATGGTTGCATCCATCCAGCTAGTTCTTGCTTCTGTTCCTGTGTACCAAACTCCACCTGGAACTTTTGTTAATACGGATTCACCATAATTATATACAACATACTTATCATTAAAAGTTGAGTTAGATGATGGATAATACCAAATAACTTCTGTAAATAAATTATTTAATCCTGCAGCAACTTGTTGTCCTTTTGTAGTATCAAAATTATTAAATACAAAATCTTCAACAGAACATGGTAATGATTTGACCGTACCATCGAATAGGAAGAAACCATTTGGACTTAACCAGAATGCAGCTCCATCTATTTCAACAACTGCATTTTTACCTATTAATCCACAGTTTGTACCTACTTGTTCAAAACTAAATGTAAAAGGAGCACCAATAAACTTCATGGTATATAATGCATTATCTGTCCATATAAGAATAACTTCTTTTGCTTTTATAGCACCAACTATTTTTGTTCCATCTTGTAGTCTTTGTGTACCCGCTGAATTTGTTGCAGAGGGTGAATAAGTATTAATATTTTCTTGATCAGAAAATCTTATAAACATATCATCCTGTGTAGTTGTAGTGCCGATAGTTGTTTCTGTTCCAAGGTGAATTAAGTGTCTTGTTGTTGGTGATATTAATGTAACCCTTGATGCAGTCGGATTATTAGATGTTTCAAAACTAGATGTTGTTGTAGATGCTCTTGTAGTCAAAGGCGCTGCGGCCCCTGCGTTCCATGTAAAAGTTTTACCGTTTGCAATAGTTGCAATAAGCACTTGTCCAAAATTATCTAGACTCCATAGTCCTGGTTCTAATACAACAGTTGATGCATTAACTGCGCTACCAAAACCAGAAAAATTTGTAGCATTAGATACTGTAGCACCACTGCTGTGTGCCTGTCCATTTGATGTACCAATTGTTGCCGTTCCGTTTGTACCTCTGGTGATACCAGTTAAGTCATTAGAACTTATTCCTGTATAAGTTATTAGCTCGTTACCAACAGCTATGGTTCCACCACCTGTTGGAAAACCTGTAACCGATGTTAAAGTTATTGCCGTACCAGATCCTCCTGTACCAGCAGTATCTGCATTAAGCGCACCATTTAAAGTTGTTGTTGCAACCCCAGATACTGTTCCTCCAAAGTTACCAATACCAAAACCATATCCATAAGATTGTGCTGCAGGACCAACTGGCTCATAAGGTTTTATACTTATACTACCTCCAGTAGATACATTTCCTCCAGCGTTTGATGATTGTGTTATTGTAAAAGTATCTGATGTTGGAACTGTAGATACTTGAAAAACTTTATCTTCAAAATCAGAGGCAGAAAAACCTGTGCCACTTGGTAAAGTTACTGAATCTAATAATATTATATCTCCAGCTGCTAGACCATGTGATGCTTTTGTTATTGTACAAATAGGAGAAGCATTGACAGTTGCAATTGTTGCAGAGGTTAAAGTAGATTTTAAAGGTGTAACATCATGAAGTTGACCTTCAAAGTATACAAGTAAAAACTTATCTGTTCCAAGTGCAACATATCTGTTACCATCAAGGTCAACAAAAGAGTGTTGTTTTCTAACAACACCAACAATAGAATCAGAAACTAAAGAAGACCAACCACCTACTTTTTCTGGTAGACCATATCTAAATCTAACATTGTCAGAGTCTATCCATCTGTTCTCTGCACCTACCGTTGTGCTCTGCTTATCTATTCCAGGAGCAAAAGGAAACTCAACAAGAGCCATAATATTACTCCTATTGGTTAGTTGACTTCACTACCCAGCCAACAGTTACATTAGCATAAACAAGAGTTGATGCTTGACCATTAACATTTAAAACTAAGTTAGAAGTTCCCGCATTTATTTTGTGACTATTTCTATTTATTGTAAGATTGTTAGATCCAAAAAAATTACCACCATCTATAATTGTAACTTCATCTCCTGTAACAGCTGCTGCTGGAAGTGTAATAGTTATAGGGTTAGTGTTTGTTATTGCAAAAATTTGTTCTCCTGCAACCGCTGTATGAGCAGTAATAGTTGAAGAGTTTACTGTAAGGTAACCTTTATTTAATAAACCTAAGTTTACATTTGTTGCGTCTGAATATACTAATAAGTGTGCACCTGAAGGAACAGTGACCCCGGTCCCCGATACAGTTTTAATTGTTAAAGTTTTTGTAGATCCAGAACTTTCTCTTGTTGTAGCATCTTCAAAGACCATTATTCTTTCAGAACTATCAGGAATTGTAACTGTTCTGTTAGCTGCAAGGGTTCCTGTTAATTTAAAATATAAATTTTTACCACTAGATGTTGCTCCATTATCTAATGCAAGTGCCTGGTCAGATGAAGCTACATCTAAAGATAGATATCCACTAGATAATTGTTCTAATATCTGTAGATTAGTATTTGTTATAGTACCCCAAAG